TTGGGCTAATTCTAAGTTTAACGGCAGTATTATTGCTGGTACCGGGTTTGGTAAATCAAGATGTGCAATTTTTGCATGTGATTATGTTTTGGATCGTGTGGATTCTGGTAAGGCGTTAATTTTAGTTCCCACGATTCAATTACAAAATCAATTTGTTGATGAATTTCATAAATGGGATTTAGGATATTGCTTAGATAACGTTGAAATTCTTTGTTACCAAAGCGCATATAAACTTAAAGATAATCATTATGATATAGTAGTATGTGATGAAGTACATTTAGGATTAAGCTTAGAGTATCGTAAATTCTTTACTAACAATACATATGATAAATTATTATGTATGACTGCTACATTACCTGAAGAGGAAGAATATAAACAGTTATTATCTTTATTAGCCCCAACAGTATATACTATTACACTAGATGAATGTGTAGCTTTAGGAATAGTTGCTCCTTATAAAATTTATTGCATGCCTGTATCATTAACAGATGCTGAGAAAAAAGAGTATAAAAATGTAAATAATCAATTTGTTTATTACAAATATCAGCTTGGAGAGTTTGACGCCTTTGATGAAGCAAAGAGATTAATAGGAGACAATAATGCACATCCACAAGACAGAAAAGCAGCAGCTGGATTTTATAAAGCTATGAGAGAGCGCAAAAAGATTGTAGATTTTGCAAAGAATAAAATAACAGCTTTTCAGGTACTTATATCTAATAATATAGATAAAAGAATTTTAGGTTTTAGTGGAGCTAACGATTTTACAGATAAACTAGTAGACTCTGTAACTCCTTTAGCTATGGCATATCATTCTAAAAAGTCTAAAAAATATAAAGAAACTGCTTTAGAATCATTTAGAGATGGTAGTATAAATATTTTATGTTCTACTAAAGCCCTCAATCAAGGTTTAGATATACCTGATGCTAATATGGGTATTATATGTGGGATTACAAGTAAATCCTTATCAATGATACAAAGAGTTGGAAGATTACTTAGGTTTCAAGAAGGTAAAGTTGGGGAAATATATATATTATATGTTGAAAATTCTCAAGAAGAAAAATGGTTAAAGAATGCTGTAAAATCTTTAAATAACGTAAATTGGTTAACTTAAAATATATAAAATATGAATATAGAAATAGATTTAGAATTATTAAAAACAACAAACTTAACACCTAACGAATTCATAGGACTATACTTAACGCTTAGAAAAGGATACTCTTATTTAGATGAGCTGACATTAGATATTGACTGGAAAAATTTAGAAGAAAAAGAATATGTACAAACAGCATTAGGCACAAAAATTGTTACAGATAAGTTTAAGAAATTGTTTTCAAATAATTTTGATATTCTATTTGAAGAGTTAATATCTGTATATCCTAGTAAAGTTGAAACTTCTACTGGTGTAAGAGTTCTACACGCCATTGATCCAAAAGCTAAATCTAATTTAAAAGCAAGGAATAAATATAAGAAAACTGTTGGTAATAAACTACATGTACATAATAGAATAATGAAACTATTAAAAGTACAATTGAAAATACAAGAAGATAACTTGGCGTATTTACAGAACTTAGAAACTTGGATTAATAACCATACTTGGGAAAAGTATGAAAACATAAATGAAAATGACACAGGAAAAACTGCCAAAAGAATTACACGATCCCTTTAAAGATAGCGGATTTAAAAGTATAAACAAAGCTATTAGTGCATCGTTACATCAGGTGCAAGATGGTATAAAAGGGGTAAGACGCGTATTTCCTACTAAATGGGCTAGGCTAAATAGAAATTTACTTGGAGGATTACAACCAGGTAAAATGTATGTTATAGCTGGTCGCCCAGGTGTAGGTAAATCAGCATTTAGCAATCAACTTATATTTGATTTATTAGATAATAATAGAGGTAAAAATTTACTAATATTATACTGGAGTTTTGAAATGCCTGGACATCAGCAAATCATGCGAGCCGGGGCTAAAGGCACAGGTAAAGAGGTAAGTGAACTGTTATCTGTAGAGCAGAAATTAAGCCGAGAATCATATGAGAAATTTAAGGCGGAAGTACTTAAATACGCTCATTATCCTATTTATTTTAATAATATCCCTAGAGATATGGAATTTATTAAAAATGCTAATGTTGATATAACTAACAAAAAGCCTGACCATACAATTGTTAATGTATTTGATCACTCTAGACTTATATTAAGTGATAAAGAGCATGAATTACAAAAACTTAATGATGTATCTAAAGGATGTATGTGGTTGCAAGCTAAAATGGGAACTATAAATATCTTAATATCTCAGCTTAATCGTAATATAGAGCAAGAGCACCGTGCAAAAGCTCAGTATCAACCGTTGCTAACAGATTTATTTGGTGGTGATAGTATTGGACAGGACGCGCATGTAGTAATGATGCTACAAAGACCTCATGATTTATATGGTCTTACAGATATATATTGTGGGGAAGATCCTGTTAAGTTATTAGCTGTACATGTAGAGAAGAATCGTGACGGTCTGTTAGGTATGATACCATATGAAGCAGAGATGTCAACATTTACAATTAACGAAAGAAAGAAATAATGGGAAGACAAAATAGAAAATTAATAGAAAATTTAAAAAAGTATGAAGAAAAGAAAGCTAAACAGCAAGAATCCAAAGTATCAGGATCAGACTCAAGATCAAGAGAAAATAATAAAAAAAAGAATATTAATGTGTACAGCTCCAAATAATGTAAAAGTTTATGGAGTATGGTATAAAGACTAAAACTATGATAGAACTACCAAAAACAAAGGTAAAGGCAAGCCGTAAATCGCCTAAGAATATGATAATATATGGGGCTCCTAAAATAGGTAAGACTACAGTATTATCTCAATTAGATAATTGTTTAATTATTGACTTAGAAAATGGTTCAGATATGTTAGATGCTTTAAAAATTAAAGTAAATAGCCTAAAAGAACTTGAAGAAGTTGGTAGAATGATTATTAAAAAAGGACACCCATATAAATATGTAGCCATTGATACTATTTCTAAATTAGAAGAATGGTGCGAAGCATTAGGTAAAGAAATTTATATGAAAACTCCTATGGGTAAAAACTTTGACCAAAAGAACCCTGGTATGTCAATACTATCATTGCCTAATGGCGCTGGCTACTTATACTTAAGAATGGCCTATAAAAAATGGATAGACAGATTGAATTTACTAGCGGATCATATAATCTTAGTTGGGCACCTAAAAGATAAGATGCTTGAGAAGAAGGGTAAGGAGGTTGCTGTTAAAGACCTTGATTTAACTGGTAAGATTAAGCAGATTACTTGTGCTAACGCAGATGCTGTTGGTTATATATATAGAGAAGGAGATGAAACTATGGTTTCTTTTGATTCTCTTGATGATATTGTAGCGGGTAGTAGATGTGAACACTTAAAGGGACAGACCATGCCTATGAATTGGTCAGAAATATTTATAGATTAATTAAACAAAAATGATTAAAATGAGAACAAACGTAGAGCCAGGCGAAACGCCTGAGAAAATTACTGTTTCTATGATCGACCAAGATCTTAAAGACGGAGTAAGTAAGTCAGAAATGGCAATTAAATATGGTATTAAACCATGGGAAGTAGATGAGATGTTTAAGCATCCTTTTCTTAAAGGTAGAAGACCAAGTAGAAAAAAAGCTTTATCTTTTACTTTTGTAGATGATACTGATACACCTGAAATTACAGGTATACCACAAGGAGATACTATGTCAGATACAGATGATGAAGACTTTGTAGATCCTAATCAAGTCACTTTAGATCAAGCTATAGATGAAGCTATTGAAAATGTTGAAGAAGCTAAAAATCAAATGCAGCAAACTCAAGAAGCTATTGTAGAAATGCTGAGTCCTACTGAATTTGAGACTCCAGAAGAAACTTTACTAGAGGAAGTACATAAAACAGAAGAAGAACTAGAAGAAGATGATGATACATTCGAATTATAATTAACAATAAAAACAATAAAGATGATAAAAAGTAATGCAAGTACAGAAGAAGTAGTAGGGGGAATAAAAACATTCTCAGGTTTAACAAATGTTAAAGTTACAGCAGTAAATCCAACAATGGCTGAATTACATGCTTTAGATATTAATGTTAAACAAGAGCCTAACTATACAATTGAGTTTAGTGGTGAGGCTTATAATAAAATAGTATTATGGGTAGCTAATGAAGATGGTAATTTTAAATTAGAAATACTAATGCAAAATAAACCTAAAGTATCTCAGAATGGCAAGAATCAATGGATGAATGCAATTGGTCAATCTACATGGTCCGAAGGAGCCCCATCGTATGAGTGGTGGAAGAAAGAAGGAGAGCGTAAAGCTTTCACAGGTGAGGAAACTCTTATTAACTTTGTTAAAGCATATGCTAATGTAGCGTCAGGAGATGAAGTTTATTTTGACACTATGACAGCTATTGCTAATGGAGATTTAACTGAGCTTAAAGCTTTAGTAGAAAGTTTAAAAACAAATGAAGTAAGAGTTCTTATTGGGGTTAAAGATGATAAATACCAACAAGTATATACTAAATATTTTGGTAGAGTAAAACCTCAACGTGATGATCTATTTATTAAAGCGCTTAATGATGACTATGGTTCATTTAATGCTGACTTTAATGCAGATCTTAAATGGGGAACTCACACAGCTACAGCAACCTTAGTTAGTCCAGATACAATTTCTGAAGATGACGATTGGACAATGCCTGATGAGCCTCAAAATGGTATTACTACAAAAACTGAAGAAGTGCCATTCTAATGGCTATAGCTAGTAGAAATAGCGAAGATCATTTACATACAGATGTCATACTTGGTAAGATAACCGAGTATGACATTTTTATGTATTATTGT